CTCCCCCGACCAGGCGCGAGAGCTGGCCCGGGCCGCCCTCGCGCGCGTGCGCGCCGGCGGGGATCCGGGGGCGGAGCGCCGGGCCGCCAGGGAGGCCCCGACCGTCGAGGCCCTCGCCGCCCGCCACCTGCAGGCGCATGCGAGCCGGAAGCGATCGGGCCGCAACGACGAGATCCTGTGGCGGCGGCATCTGCTGCCGGCGTTCGCGCGCGTGCGCGTTGCCGCGCTAACCCGTGAGCAGGTGCGCGAGTGGCACGCCTGCCACCCGCAGCCGGCGACCGCCAACCGGGCCCTGGAGGTGCTGGGTGTGGCGATGGGCCTGGCGGAGGAGTGGGGGTGGCGGCCGGTGGGCAGCAACCCGGCCCGGGGCATCCGGGCTCATCCCGAGCGGCAGCGCCGCCGCTATGCCAGCCCCGAGGAGCTGACCCGGCTGCGTGCTGCGATGCAGCGGTGGGAGGCGGCGGGCTCGCTGGCGATCCGGTGGCGGTTCATCCAGCTGGTGCGCCTGCTGCTGCTGACCGGGGCCAGGCTGCGGGAGGTGATGTGCGCCGAGTGGTCGGAGATCGACTGGGGCCGGGGCGTGCTGCGGGTGCCGGCGGAACGGGGGAAGACGGGGGCGGCAGAGGTGCGGCTGAGCGATCGAGCGGTGGAGGTGCTGCGGGCCCTGGAGGCGGCGGCCGGTGGGGGCCGGTGGGTGATCCCGGGAGAGACGGGGGAACGCCCGCTGGTGGGCTACCGGCGGATGTGGCTGGCGCTGCTCGAGGAGGCGGGGGTGGCGGATCTGCGGGTGCATGACCTGCGCCACACGTTCGCGTCCTACAGCCTGAGCGGTGGGCAGACGCTGGGGACGGTGGGCCAGCTGCTGGGGCACCGGTCGACGCAGACCACCTCCAGGTACGCCCACCTGGTGGACGATGCAGCGCGTGCGGCGGTGGAGCGGGTGAGCGACGACCTGGGTGTGTGACGGATTGCAACAACAGCGCGTCGATCGTCCGGGCCGGCCGGTAGGGTGTGCGCATCGACAGGCCGAGCGCGCCGTCGACTCCATCGCATTCACACCATGACCACCTGCGTCCTCGCCTGGGCCGTTGCTCTCCTGCTCCTGCCCATCGTCATCATCCTCTGGGCCACCGAGACCCGGCAGCAGCGGGCCCGCCGCTGGCGCGCCGCCGGCTGGACCCAGCAGCGCATCGCCGATCGCCTCGGCTGCTCTCGCACCACTGTCCGCCGGATGCTCGCGGCCTGACCGCCCGCTACCCTGCGGGTGTCCATTGTGGACGGATCGTGCGCCACCACATCGTCAGGGTTGGCCCGGCCCTCCTCGACGTACGCATTCCCTACAGCTCGAAGTCTGAGGAGTTCCACTGCCTCCTGGCATCGGACATCCATCTCGACAACCCGAAGTGCAACCGGGCCCTGCTCGCCCGGCACCTGAACGAGTGCCGCGACCGGCAGGGTGCCGCCTTCATGTTCGGTGATGTCCTCTGCCTGATGCAGGGGAAGAACGACCGCCGCGGATCGAAGAGCAGCATCCGACCGGAGCACCTCGGGTCCAACTACTTCGACCTGGTGTTCGGCGAGGCCGCCGACTTCCTCCGGCCCTGGGTCGGCACCCTGGCGATGATCTCCGACGGCAACCACGAGACGGCGGTCGCCGGCCGGAACGAGGTCGACCCGCTCGACAACGTCATCCGTCGGATGGGCCCCGGCGCTCCGCACCACATGCCCTACCAGGGGTTCGTGCGGTTCAGCTTCTACCAGGAGAACGAGCGTGGCCCCGGCAAGTCCCGCTCGGTGCTGCTGTTCTTCCACCACGGTGCCTGGGGCGGCGTCGTGACGAAGGGTGTCATGGGCGGGGGGAGATATGCGGTTCTGGCCCCGCAGGCGGGGGTCTGGGTCAACGGGCATAACCACGAGCGGACGATCGCGGCGCACCCCTGCTACCGCGTCACCACGTCGGGCCAGCAGCAGATCGAGACCCGCTGGCACCTGCAGACCGGCACCTACAAGGAGGAGTTCGCCAGCGGCGGCGGCTGGGCGGTGGAGAAGATCGTCCTGCCGAAGTCCCTGGGCGGGATCTGGCTGACCCTTCGCCCGCGCCATTCCTCCGGCGTCGACATCATCCCCAGCCCAGCAGCCTGATCAGGCCGGCGGCCACAGCTCCCGCGGTGTCGCGCCAGTCGCCATCATCCTGGCCAGCCGCTCGGCGCGCTGCCCTACCTGCCGGGCCCACAGCGAGTCGAGCATCATCGTCGCCGCCTGCTGGTACTGGCCGGTCCGGATCGCCTCGAGGGTGCGCTTGAACTGCAGCAGCCCTGGCAGGCCCAGGTTGAAGGCCATGTCGAGCAGCACCCGCTGGCGCACGTCATCGAGGGCCGAGGCCCAGGGCAGCGCGCGGAACAGCTCGATCTCCAGCAGCCGGATGTCGCCGTCGAGCAGCATCGCCGACTCCTCGCGGGAGATGCCGCGATCGTCGAGGTTGCGGCCGACGCCGATCGTCAGCTTGCCGGCGGTGCAGCGGTACGGCTTCAGCCGTTCGCCCTCATGCAGCCGGATCTGGCGGATGAGGGCGGCGCGGTCGAAGGGCACGTCAGCGGCCGGGGTTGTAGGGGAAGGCCTGACGGGCGAGCTGCAGCGCCAGCTGGGTGACGCTGTTCGGACGCACCTTCGCCATGCCGATGATCTCGGACAGGATGAAGAGGGCGAAGCCGATGTACTCGGGCTTGATATGGTCCATGGTTGCCTCAGGTGTAGTGGAGGTAGGTGGAGAGGATGTACTTGGGCCCCGACACCGGCGGCCGGCCGGCATGGAGCCACGGCCACAGAGGGGGGAACACGACCAGAGTACCTGCGCTGGGGCGGATCGCCTGCCGCCACAGCGGGAAGTCGGTCTCGCCGCCGTCGCGGACGTCGTTGAGGTAGAGCAGCGCTGCGAGAAAGCGGCGCGCGGAGGCATGGTCGCCGACGTCGACGTGGTCGGGGAACTGGTCGTCACCACCGGGCCGGTAGCGCTTCAGCCGCAGCTCCTCGAATGCAAGCTCCGCCGGCCACTGCTGGGTGCCGATCGAGAGGTCACGAGAGTAGGCCTCGAACTGGGGCATGATCGCGGCGAACGCGAGGTCGTGCCCCTCGGCCCACTGCTGGGTGAGGTTGAGCTCCGCGAACCGGGGGCCGTCGTCGCCCTGGTGGATGACGTGCTGGCCGGCGCGATCCTCGAAGCCATCGATCAGCCGCTGACAGGCATCAGCCGAGATGGTGCCGGGGTAGATCCGGATCAAGTCCGACAGCTGCATCAACCCTCCTGGAAGACGGAGACGAAGACGGTGCCGCTGGCGGTGAGCGGCAGGATGCGATCACGCAGGTCGGCGTTGTGGAGGCGGACGCAGCCGAGGGTGGGCACCAGGGGCTGTCGTGGCTCCCATGCGCCAGGCCAGCCGCAGGCGCTGCCGCCGCCGTGGATCATGATGCCGGCCCGCCCGTACCGGGCCTCCTGACCTTCGAGCTCCTCGAGGTCGAAGGAGTACCAGCCATAGGCCATGACGTTGCGGCTGTAGGGCGGGACCGGGTCGATCTCGTAGTCGCGGTAGATCGCGCCGATCTTGTAGAGGCCGGGGGGCGTGTCGGTGCCGGTGCCGGCCCAGTCGAAGTCGGATCCCTGGCCGCGAGCGAGGCAGGGGATGGTCCACAGCAGCTGGCCGGAGTAGCTGAACGCCCGGGCCTTCTCGGTGACGTCGTTCACCAGCAGGTGAGTGTCGCCAGGCTTGAAGCCGAAGTCCTGCGGCCGCTTCTTGGGACCGATCATGGATGCTGCTCGTGCGTCGAGGGCTGCCCGAACTGTAGCCGGGGAGCCGCAGCGGACACCAGGATCGGGACGATGAGTGATAGGGCAGCGCAGATGCCGAGGACCCAGGCCTGGCTGCGCTCCAGGGCGTTGATCCGTGCGTCGCGCTTCTCCTCCAGTTGGTCCCTTGCGGTCTCCCGCTGCAGCAGCAGGTCGACCTTGGTCTCAAGGGCGATGACCGCCCGGAAGATCTCCAGGTGCGAGACCTGTTCGAGGTTGTCAGCCATTCCCAGAGCCTGCACCTTCAGATGCTATCTGACCCGGTAGTAGAGGGGAGTCCTGCCGTAGGTGCTGGTGTAGGAGCCTTCACCGGCCACCCAGCTGAAGCTGCCCCGGCTGGAGCTGTTGCTGATGATCGTGCTTCCGTCGGATGCCACGACACCGACGTGAGGGTAGGGAGGGTTCCCGTAGTCGCGCATGATGGCGATCGCGCCAGGCTCAGGGCCGCTGAGGAGGGTGCCGGCCCCACCGGCCAGAACCTGCTGCGCTGTCGGGACGTAGGTGGAGTTGCCCCATGGCGGGGTGATGCCGGCGTTCCTCAGTACCTTGTTCACGGCATAGAGGCAAGCATTGTTTCCGCCGTCGGGGCCGCCACGAGTGTTCATCCCCCGCAGCTGCTCGGCGGATCGAGCGATCAAGCTGGCCTTCTGCGATGCCGGCTTGCCGTTGTTCGCGCCTGGCCTCACGCCGTTCGAGCCGACGCCACCGCCGGTCTCGCCCAGCATCCAGTCGTCGTTCTCCTCACCCTTCGTGCCGCACTCGATCGACGTGCGGTAGCCCTTGCTGTCGAGCATGTGGGTGATGGACTTGATGTTCCAGGTGCCGTCGACTTCAGGCCTGAAGTCCTTCAGCGTGATCAGCCCCTCGGCCGACGTGCGCGGCCGGCCCGGCAGCTCCAGGCTGATGCGCACCTCGCCTGAGGTGAGGGACTGAAGGCGGCTGGCGGCCTGCTTCTCCGCCTCCTCCTTGTTCTTCGCCAGCTGCTTCTCCTCGAACGTCGGCAGCTTGCCGGCGGCCTGGCCCGCCTTGGCGATCTTCTCCTTCTGCGTCTGCCGGTCGAGATAGCGCACGGCGACCTCGCCATAGGCCCCGCGGTTCTTCACGTTCGCCCGCCAGCTCGTCACCTCCTTCTCGGTGAGGGTGAAGTCCTGCAGGCCCTCGCCGCTGCCTCGCGGCTGGACGACGAGCTTACCGTCGGCGGGCTTGATGGTGGCCTTGTACCGCTCCGCCAGGCGGGTGAGGAAGGCCTGGTCGCTCTCGCTGGTCTGATCCTCGTGCTTGATCTCGACGCTCGCCAGGCTGCCCTTGATCACCGGCTTCAGGCTGTTGCGCTGGGCGATGGTGGTGACGACCTGGCCGAGGGTGGTCTGGTGCCACGACTGTGACAGCTGCTTTTTCATCAGCTCCGGCGCGGTCGCGGCGGCGGAGGCGCGGATGACCATCGACCGGGGCCCGCAGCTCAGGTCGCAGTCATCAACGGCGTAGGCCCCCATGTAGACCGGCAGGTCGCTGTCGGTGCTGTAGCCCAGCCAGACCCGGATCCATGCGCCCGTGCGCGGGAGGGGCATCCGCTTCTCCCGATCGTCGACCGTGATCTCCAGGCTGTCGCTTACCTGCCCCGCCTCGTCGGTGATGCGGATGGAGATGAGGCGATCACGGATCTGGGCCGTGATGTCGGACCCGTCAGCGAGGATGCGGAACGCTGGCGTCGTCATACATCCCAGATCCTGACGGTCTCGGTGGTTTCCGGCTGCGGGAGATCCGGCAGCTGGATGTGCAGCCCCTCGGGCAGGATCGGTGCGATGTCGGCGAGGTTCTGGTTCACCAGCAGCACCGCCTCGACGGTGCCCTGGGTACGTCCGTAGTACTTCCAGCAGATGAGGTCGACCTCATCGAACTGCTTGGTGACGTAGATCTGGCTCATGGTCGGACGAGGCTCCGGATCGCGTCGGTGACATAGGGATCGACGTCCAGCATGGTCGTGATCGTGGCCGCTGAGTCGATCATGTCCTGCAGCGCCTGGCCGCCGCCGATGCTGCCGCCGAGGGTGTTGAGCATGGCGGTGGTGGCGGGGCGGAGGGCATCGAGGGCGATGGCAGTCGCTTCAGGGCCGCGGCCGGTGGCCATCTGCTGCACCATCTGAGCGGCGCTGATCCCCACCTGCGCCCAGACGTTCGACTGGTCGATGTTGAGGCCGACCAGGCCGAAGGCGTTCAGCGCCGCCTGGACGTAGTTGCCGTTGCCGATCGACTGGGCGATGCCAGCGAGCTGGCCGAGGTTGAAGCCAGCGCCGCGCGCGAGCTCAGCGACCGGCGCTCCAGCGATGCTGCTGGCCCAGGAGGAGGCGTCGAAGGCGGAGCCAGGGAGGGAGAAGGGCTCCAGGTCGATCGGGAGGGTGACGCCGAAGACCGGGGCGACGCTCGTCGGGCTGGCCGCCGCGCCCGGGTTGTCCTCCCCGTAGCGGACCAGGTCGATGGTGAAGTCGATGCGCCGGGCGGCACCACCCTCGACGAAGACGGCCTGGCCCTCTCGCACGCGCTTGATCGCCCACTTGCCGTAGACCCGCCCGACGCCATCGGACAGCATCTGCGGCTCGCCCTTGGCGGCGAGGGAGCGGAGGGTCTCGATCGTCTGGTTGGAGCCGGTGAAGCCCGGGTAGAGCTGGCCCTCAAGGGTGATCGCCTGATCGCCAGGGCCGAGGAACTGATGGGCGGTCTCGCGCAGGATCCGCTCCTGCCCCTCCCAGCGATAGTCCGCCTGACGGTCGAGCGACTGCGGGGCCCCGTTCTTGAGGTCGAACTGGAAGGATCCGAGCTGGAAGAGGGGGCGGCTCATCAGTCGTTCAGCAGGACGCGATGGGAGGCGGCCAGGTTGTGCTGGATCTCGGCGAAGGCGTCGACCACATGCTGGCGGATCTGCTGCGGATCACCACCGGTCGCGTTGATCGTGATCGGTGCGTTGATGGTGACGGCCGGCGGCGGCGGCGCAGCGGCGGCGGCGGGGGATGCGAGCAGGGCGGCGAGGGCAGCGCCGGTGATGGGCTGCGCGACCCGGGGGATGATGCCGCCGTTCATGCCGGGGACGAACAGCTCGGCCCGCCGCTCACCCACCAGGTAGGGCGTGCCGGCGCTGACGCGCCCCCCGCGCGCGCGACCCTCGGGAGCGTCTTCGGCAGGGGTAGGTCCGGCGGCAGCAGCACCAGCGGGGGCAGCCGGCGCGCCAAAGTTCATCATGCTGCGGATCCGGCCGATGGTGCTGCTGATCCACCCGAACAGGGCCCCAGCCCGGGCCTTGAGGCCGTTGATGATCGAGGAAATGATCTGCTGCCCGATGCTGCTGGAGGTGAAGATCTGAATGATGGCGGTGGGGATAGGCGCGAAGATCCCGAGCAGCCGTGGGCCGATCGACTGCGCCGTGGCGACGATCTGATTCCAGAGGCGGGAGAAGAACCCGCTGATCGGCTGCCAGTTGCGGATGACGACGAAGGCGAGGGCCGCGACGCCAGCGATGGCGGCAGCCGCCAGGCCGATCGGCGGGACGACCAGGGCGAAGACGGTGCCGATCCCCGCCAGCAACGGCACGGAGGCCATCACCGCACCGATGGCGGCACCGATCGCACCGATGATCCCGACCATGCCAGAGAGAAGCGGCATCACCACGACCAGGCCGGCGAGGGCACCGACGACCGCGACGATGCCGGTCGCTAGGCCCGGCTGTGCGGCGGCGAAGTTGGCGAAGCCCTCGACGACAGGGGTGATCGACTCGGCGATGCTGGTCAGCGGCGGCAGCAGGGAATTGCCCAGCGTGATGCCCAGCCGCTCAGCGCTGTTCCGAAAGCTCTTCAGCGTCTCATCGAACGTCTTCAGCTGCTTCTTGTAGTCCTCGTCGATGACGCCATTGGCCTTAAGCGATTCGTCGCGGATCTCCTGGAAGTCCTTCAGATCCTTCAGCAGCGGCGCAAGGGCGGCTTTGACCTGCATGTCGCCGAACAGCTTGTTGATCTTGAACGGGTCGCCGTTCGTGATCTTCTGGATCACCTTCAGCGATTCCTCCAGCGGGTTCAGCCCCTTCGCCTGGGCGTCCTTCACGACCTTCTCAATGTCGACGCCGAAGGACTTGAAGTTCTTCACGGCATCCTTGCCGGTCAGCTTCTCCAGCAGGTTGACCAGGTTGTTGGCGGCAGTCGAGGAGTCAGCCGCACCACGTCGCACGATCTGCAGCATTGCCGCCAGGTCGGCCGCGCCACGCACACCCTTGATGCCGAGCTTCTGCGCAGACGACGCCACCTGCGGGAAGTAGGTGGCCATGTCCTTCAGCTCGAAGCTGCCCTGCTTGCCTGCGAACGCCAGCACCTCAAACGTCTTCGAGACGTCCTTCGCGCTGATGTTCAGGTTCTGCATCAGCTGGTAGCTGGTGTTTGCCACATCGGTGATCTCGCTTCCCGTCGCAGTCGCCACCCGGCCGATGCCGCGGATGGAGTCCCGCGCCTGGGCGAGGGTGAGGCCGGCCCCCACGAGGGTCTTGATACCGGCGGCCAGCTGCTCAGCCGACTGGTTCGTCTCATTCCGTGCCGTCAGCCGGAGGATCTCCTGGCCCAGGAGCTTGGTATCCGCCTGACTCAGCCGGGCCGTCTTGCTGATGTCGGTCAGCGACTGCTCAAACTTCGCCGCCGCCTTGATGCTCGCTCCCAGGGCCACCGTGATGCCGGTGGCACCGACGGCCGCCTGCTGCCAGAGGGCATTGTCGAAGATCCCCTTGAAGCCCTTCTTGCCGGCGATCGCGGCGTCGTTCATCGTCCGGCTCACGTTCCGCCCGAACGTCGACACCTGTACCTGTGCGGCACGCACCGATGCCGCGAGGCTGGCCGCAACCTTGCCGCCGATCTCGACCGTGATCTTCTGGATGCCGCCGCCGATCATGGTCTCGCTGCCTCGTTGATCTCATTCTGGATGGCCTGGCCGTCCTCGAGGAACAGCCAGAAGTCATCCAGCCCCATCTCCAGGATGTCGGCCAGGCCCCAGCCAGTCAGCTTCGACAGGACGATGATCGCCCGTCTCAACTCTCGGTCTGTGGCCTGGCCCCCTTGAAAGCCATGTACTGCTCCTCCAGCTTCGACCAGTCGGCGGCATCGAGTTCCAGCAGGTCGTCCTGCGGGGTCTCGGTCAGGGTGCACATCATCATGAGCACCTTGTCTTCCTGGCTGCCGGAGGCCTTGGCGTAGGCCATCTCGTCACGCACCTTGGGCCGGCGCATGACGAGGTGCTTCACCTCGACTCCCGACACTTGGATCGGGAAGTCGAGGTCGATCTTCACCGTTGCTCGCTTGTCGATCGCCATCTACCTCAGACCCCCAGCGCTTGACGGATGCTCTG